TTATATACAGAGTTCACCAAGGTCTTTAGCGGTCACTACCACACTCGATCGGATGATGGACGGATCTATTACCTGGGAAATCCATACGAAATGTTCTGGAACGATTGCGGTGATCGGAGAGGATTCACCATCTTTGATACAGAAACTCTGGAACATTTTCACGTAGATAATCCGTATAGACTTTTCTATAACATTTACTATGAAGATACTCCATATCAACTCTTTGATTCTAGTGAGTATGAAAACAAAATTGTAAAAGTAATTGTTCGTAAGAAAACCAATACAAAAAACTTTGAAAAGTTTATTGATAAATTGTACTCCAGTGGAGTTGCAGATTTAAAAGTCGTAGAGAGTTTCGTCTTACAGGAGTCTGAAGAGTTTGAAGTTTTTGAATCTGAGGACACTCTGTCTATCTTGGATAGATACATTCAGGAGGCAGAAATCGATCTTGATAAAACAGTCATTCAGAATATAATGAAGGAGACTTATCAAGAGGCATGTGAATTGATATAATGTATATACTGACGATCTATGGAAAAGAAACTGATGGAGCATACTCAGTAGTAGATGACGAAGGAGAACAGATTCTTTATCTGTTTGAAGGTGAAGATGATGCTATGAGATATGCTATGATGCTAGAGGACGAAGGTAGTCCCGAAATGCATGTAATAGAAGTTGAAGATAAAATAATGATAAAAACATGCGAAATGCATGATTATAAGTATGCTATCATTAGCAAAAATGACCTCGTAATTCCTCCTAAAGAGACACATGATTTTATTTGAAAAGGTTCGTTGGAAGAACTTTTTATCAACTGGAAACCAATATACTGAAATTTGTTTCACAGAGAATACTACTAATATTGTTATCGGCACTAACGGTGCAGGTAAGAGTACAGTATTGGATGCTCTTTGCTTTTCCTTATTTGGAAAACCTTTCCGCAAAATCAACAAACCTCAACTTGTTAACTCTGTCAATGAAAAGGACTGTAACGTAGAAGTTGAATTTTCTATTGGTAGTGTCGAGTGGAAAGTTGTGCGAGGAATCAAACCAAACTTGTTTGAAATCTATCGCGATGGTAATCCTCTCAATCAATCTGCAGCAGCATTAGACCAACAGAAATGGTTGGAGCAGAATGTTCTAAAGATGAACTATAAGTCTTTCACTCAAATTGTAATTCTGGGTAGCAGCACCTTCGTACCCTTCATGCAATTGACTGCTGCTAATCGTAGAGAAGTTATTGAGGACCTTCTTGATATTAGAATATTCTCCTCAATGAATAATCTAATCAAAGATAAGATCCGCAGTATTAAAGAAGAAGTCAAAGTCTTTGACTTGAAGAAAGATTCACTTTCCGATAAAGTCAACATGCAAGAGAACTTTATTGAAGAACTTGAAAATCGTGGTAAGGAAAATATTAAAAGTAATGAAGTAAGGATTCAAGGACTTCTTACAGAAGAAAATACTTTGATGAATGCCAATGTTTACATCGAAGAAGATGTATTTAAATTAACAAAGGAAATTGAGGGTCTTGATACTGCAAAAGAAAAACTTCGTACACTTGGTAATTTAAAAGGTAAGATTTCTAATAAAGTATCGACGATTACGAAGGAGCATAAATTCTTCACACAAAATACGGTCTGCCCTACCTGCACTCAGTCTATCGAAGAAGACTTTAGAATAAATAAAATCAATGACGCTCAAACTAAAGCAAAGGAATTGCAATCTGGTTATAAAGAACTAGAAAAAGCAATTAACGATGAAGAAGAGCGAGAGCGTCAATTCACTACCCTATCGAAGGAGATTACAGCACTAACGCATGGCATTTCTCAAAACAATATTAAGATCGCTGGATGTCAACGACAAGTCAGAGATCTGGAATCGGAAATTCAAAGAGTTACCGATAACCTTGCAAACAAGAATACTGAAAATGAGAAACTAGCAACCTTCAAGGATAGTTTACAAACTACATACGACGAACTAGCTCAACGTAAGGACACGATCAACTATTACGATTTTTCGTATAGTCTACTTAAAGACGGTGGAGTCAAGACTAAAATCATCAAGAAGTACTTGCCGCTGATAAATCAGCAAGTCAATAAGTATCTGCAACTTATGGACTTCTATATTAACTTCTCCCTTGATGAAGAATTTAATGAAACCGTCCAGTCCCCAATTCACGAAAACTTTTCTTATTCTTCTTTCAGCGAGGGAGAGAAGATGAGAATTGATTTAGCACTCTTGTTTACTTGGAGAGAGGTAGCAAGGATGAAAAACTCTGTCAATACTAATCTACTCATCATGGATGAGGTATTTGATAGTTCTCTGGATGGTCTTGGTACGGAAGACTTTCTGAAGATTATTAGATTTATTGTTAAGGATGCAAACATCTTTGTCATCTCCCACAAAGAATCTCTGCATGATAAGTTTGACCAGGTAATAAAATTTGAAAAGATCAAAGGGTTTAGTAGAATGGTTTCTTAATGCCTACCTTTATCCATAAAGATACGAATAAGAAAGTATTCTTTGCCCATATTCCCAGAACGGCAGGGAGATTTGTAGAGGCAAATCTTTTAGCAAATGGATTTGAGTGGGGAGAGAGTCATATGGATACTGGTCTTGGTGTCATGTCTGTAGTAAATGGTGTGGAGATTGCACACTATCATCGGGATCACTATCAGAAGTATTTGAATGTAGATGACATTCCGCATTTCTCTATCGTTAGAAGTCCTATTACCAGATTCATTTCTGGTTCGGTTTATTTGAAGAGGACTTATGGAAATGATATTCAATCCGTCATGGAAGACTCCATAATGTTTGCATCAATGATTCAAAATCTTCCTTTTGAGGGAGCATGGAATTGGTACAGACCTCAGATTAATTTTCTAACTGACAAGACTCACATCTGGAAGTTTGAAGATAAGATTGGAAACGAGTTTGTGTCTTGGCTGAGTAAGATTATTGGAGTTGATCTGAAGTTTGATAGTACTATTGATTATCCTAAATCAGCAGACGAAGGAAATAAACTTAAGATTAGTCCAGCATTGGAAGTAAATATACGCACTTGCTACAGAAAAGACTTTGAAGTATTGTATAGTAATGTGTAAAATGTATTAAGTGTTACAGTTAGTTCATTAAGTTAGCATACGCACACTAAATAATAACAGAATTGGAGAAATGAATGAATTAGACCCCTCTATATTATTATTTTCATGAGGAGAAAATCATGCACAATCTAGTATCATTTAATCAATTAGCAGACTGGACTAAGAGTCTTAAAAGACTTAGTAAAACTCTAGACACTACAATGGAGGAGAGCGATCAAATCAACGATTATTACGAATGTTTAATCGAGTGTAGTGATAACCAAGCAACGTGTAAACGAATTTGCAGACCAATTTTAACAATCTGACCGAGACCAACCAATTGGAGAACTGTCACCTAATACCCCCGCCGTAAGGTGGGGGTTTGGTATTATAGGTGCATACGAGACAAACTCTATGGCAGTTCAACACGAAATCAAATCCCAACTCGCCAAACTTCTTGCTACTGAGGATTTGATTGTAGAGCATAAGAATTGCGATACCGCCTGCTTTAATGTTCATACCCGCGTTCTAACGCTTCCAATGTGGGAGAAAGCAAGCAATACTGTATATGACCTTCTGGTGGGACATGAAGTAGGTCATGCATTATTCACACCTGACGAAAACTGGCTAGAGAAAGTAGCAGTTCCTCCCCAGTTTGTGAATGTGGTTGAGGATGCTCGCATTGAAAAGATGATGAAGCGTAAATATGCCGGACTAGCAAAAACTTTCTACCATGGGTACAAGGAATTACAAGCAGAAGACTTTTTCTCTATATCTGATAGCAATGTTGCTGATCTCAATCTTGCTGATCGTGCAAATTTATACTTTAAGGTCGGTAATTTTGTAAATATTTCTTTTGATTCTGAAGAGAAATTGTTGATTCAGAAAATCGCAGACGTAGAAACGTTTGATGATGCGTTGAGAGTTGCTGAAGAATTGTATCTTTATTGTAAGAAAGAGAAAGAAGAGAAAGTAGATGATATGCCTATGCCACCTAATGAGATGGGCGGCGAATCTGAACAACCTGCAAATGAATCAGTGCAGGAGCAGCAAGAATCTGCTGGAGAGGGTGCTAGTGACTTTATGACCCATGAGGAGATGCTTGAAGAGGCGCAACGTAGAGAATCTGCTCCTGCTACCTTGAACGATGAACCAGAGGTGCAGACTGCTGATGCTCTAGAATCAAATTTGCAGGATCTTGTAGACACTGATAGTCGTGAGAACGTATATGTGGAGATTCCTAAAGTTGATCTGAAGTATATCATTGCTAAGAACGATGATATTCATAAAGATATTGATGCTTGGTTTAATCATCAGAAGAATAATTGTTCTCTAGGTATTTTTGAGAGTGCTGATGAAGAGTTTGTTAAGTTCAAACGTAATGCACAGAAAGAAGTTAACTATCTGGTAAAAGAGTTTGAGTGTCGCAAGGCAGCAGATTCCTATGCCCGTGCTACTACCGCTCGCACTGGTGTTCTTGATACTTCCAAATTGCATACTTACAAGTATAACGAAGATCTATTCAAGAAAGTCTCTGTGATTCCTGATGGCAAAAATCATGGACTTATTTTTGTACTTGATTGGAGTGGTTCTATGAGTCGTGTGATGTTGGATACTATCAAGCAACTCTACAATCTAATCTGGTTCTGTAAGAAAGTTTCTATTCCTTTTGAGGTATATGCTTTCACGAATGAGTGGAAGAAACCTGAAATGAATTATGAAACGGGTGAACTTGTGAAACCAGCAGATTGGACTTCTTCTTATGTGAAGAAAGAAAATCTCCTTGCTGTTCATGAGCAGTTCTCTATGATGAATCTTCTGACCAGCAAAACAAATGGTAAGCAACTAGAACATCAGTTGATTAACATCTGGCGTATTGCAAAATCCTTCAGTAATTTCTACGGATCTCCTTATTCTGTTCCTACTCGTTTGGGTCTGTCTGGCACTCCTCTGAATGAAGCATTTGTGTGTCTTCACCAGATCCTTCCTCAGTTCCAAAAGCAGAACAAACTGCAGAAGGTTCAGTGTATTGCCTTGACTGATGGTGAAGCAAATCACCTCACTCGTCATGTTGAGGTTAAACGTCACTGGGAAAATGAACCTTACATGGGAACTCGTCAGTTGTCTGGTGGTGTTACTTTTCTTCGGGATCGTAAGACTGGTAATACCTATCAGGTTCCCTATGGTTATCACGGATTCTCTGACTTGATGCTACAGAATCTTCGCGATAACTTCCCTACGGTCAATTTTGTGGGTATTCGTGTTCTTGAGGGTCGCGATGCAAACCATTTCATGAGATTGTATTATGATCAGAATTCTAATGAATTTCGTAAGATTCAAAGTGAATGGAAAAAGCAGAGGAGTTGCATTATTAAGACCTCTGGTTATCATGCATATTTTGCGATGTCTGCTGCCTCATTATCTCAAGACGCTGACTTTGAAGTTGATGATGGTGCTACCAAAGCAAAGATTAAATCTGCTTTTATCAAATCTTTGAAGACTAAGAAACTAAATAAAAAAGTTCTTGGAGAATTCATTTCCTTAGTAGCATGAAAATGAATTGGAAAGAAATCGCACTTCAATGTGAAAGCGATCCTAAAGTAAGAAAAGTTCTTAAGGAAGGTCCAAAGAGTCTTGCTCAGGCATGGATGATGCAGGCAATGAAATTCAAATATAGTCAATATGAAAAGTGACACAAGGCGGGTTTGAGACCCGCTTTTTTCGATTATAATAACTTCAGTTCAAACAAACCACATGTCCCTATCACCCGAGTTCATTCGCACTTCCCTTCAGGGATTATATGGTGAGTCTGTTGCTGCTGCTGATATTCGTGCCTGGTGTGCTATGAATGGTGCGAACTATCAAACTGTCACCAACAAACTTGCTGATTACAAAACTGGTCGTGGAAAGTGGAACTTGACTGTACAAGAAAAACTAGAACAAACTTATCAGGCACCAACCGCAATGCCTGCTGTTGAGCAAAACCTTATTCCTGTAAAAGATGATACCTTCGTCAGCTTTGGTAACTTCGCTGATATTAAAAAGATTATTAAGTCCGGTCTATTTTACCCTACGTTTATTACGGGTCTTTCAGGTAATGGTAAGACGTTCTCTGTGGAGCAAGCATGTGCTCAATTGGGTAGAGAACTTATCCGAGTCAACATTACAGTAGAAACAGATGAAGATGATCTTATTGGTGGTTTCCGTCTTATTGGTGGTGAAACCGTCTGGCATAATGGCCCGGTCATTGAAGCACTCCAACGTGGAGCAGTCTTGCTCCTTGACGAAATCGACCTTGCCTCAAACAAAATCCTTTGTCTCCAGTCTATTCTCGAAGGAAAAGGAGTTTTCCTCAAGAAGATTGGCAAATGGGTTGCGCCCACAGAAGGTTTCCAAGTATTTGCAACCGCCAATACTAAAGGCAAAGGAAGTGACGACGGACGATTCATTGGAACTAACGTGCTCAACGAAGCATTCCTTGAGCGATTCCCTGTAACCTTTGAGCAAGAGTATCCTACTCCTCAAACAGAACAGAAGATTCTTGGTAAGATCTGTAAGGATGAAGAGTTCTGCAAGCGTCTCTCTGATTGGGCAGATATCATCCGCAAGACCTTCTATGATGGTGGTATCGAAGAGATCATTAGTACCCGTCGCCTAGTCCATATCGTCCGTGCATACAGCATCTTCAATGACAAGGCAAAGGCAATTCAGGTCTGTGTGAACCGTTTTGATGATGAGACCAAGCAAGCATTCTTGGAACTGTACGACAAAGTTGATGCAGATTTCCAGATGCCAATTGACGCGGGGGTACAATCCTGATATAATATGGTTAACTCATGGTCCTTTCTATTTGACGAATTAAATATGTCTAATCAAGATTATTGGAATGAAGATGGATTCAGTTTGACAGGTAATCCTGGCACTGCATCTCCAGATACTATTGTTTTTAGTGGTTCTCGTCTTCCAGGTGGTATGGGTAATGATCATATCACCTTCACAAGTGATGGTATTAATGCTGCAGAATCTGTGTCATATAATTACCTTGGATCTGAAGATACTCTTTCTTTTGATCTACCCAAACCCACCAATCCTCCAACTTCTAATGGTAAGAGGAAGTATAGTGAAAATGTAATTATTAAAGAATTGCAAGATTATATCACTAGAACATATGACCAGCATTATTCTGCTGGTTCTGATAAGATTCAAACTCTTGATCTTATCGAAGCTTGTGGTGATGGTGAGGCATTCTGTCGCAGCAACATTCTCAAGTATGCGTCACGATATGATAAGAAGGGAACCGCCCGTCGTGACATTATGAAGATTCTGCATTATGCTGTCCTTCTAATGCATTTTAATGATAAAAATGCAAACCGTGAAACCTATCCTCAGTGATGAAAATTCGACCTGTTATGAAACTTTCTGATAAGACTATTTCTGTTTTGAAGAACTTCTCTTCAATCAACCAATCCATTTTGTTTAAAGAGGGTAACAAACTTCGCACCATCAGTGTGATGAAGAATATTCTTGCAGAGGCAACGATTAATGAAGAGTTCATGAAGGACTTTGGAATCTATGACCTAAACCAGTTTCTTAATGGTTTGAGTTTACATTCTAGTCCTGAACTTGACTTTGCTAATGATGGATATGTTGTTATCCGTGAAGGTCGGTCTCGCTCTAAGTACTTTTTTGCAGACCCTAATGTAATTGTGACACCTCCAGAGAAAGCAATTCAACTTCCCAGCGAGGATGTACAATTTGAACTGAGCACTGAGCAGTTGGATAAACTGCTGAAAGCGTCTGCTGTTTATCAACTTCCTGACCTTTCTGCTGTTGGTGAAGCAGGTGTGGTCAAACTGGTTGTTCGTGATAAGAAGAACGACACTTCTAATGACTACTCTGTTATTGTTGGTGATACTGACAAAGAGTTCTCATTCAATTTTAAAGTTGAGAATATTAAGATTCTCCCCGGAACCTATGGGGTTGTTGTGTCACAAAAACTTCTGTCTCGATTCACATCTAAGAATCATGATCTGACTTATTATATTGCACTGGAACCTGATTCTACTTTTGGTTGATGACCTTTGATGTTGCCATGAGGATCACCGGTAGTGCTCTTGCGATCATTGCCTACTTTGTGGTTCTTCATATCAGTGTTGCTTTTGGGGTGCTTCTTCACTTTATTGGCGATGCTATTTCAGTTCCTTACTTTGTAAAGACAAAATCTTGGGATGTGGTTATAATGCTATCATTCCTTTTGATAATCTCTTTATCAAAAATATTATGAATATCTTTG